GTTCACATCGGAACCAATCAGTTCAATTGCTTTGCTTGGTTCATACCCAGACTCATACAATACTTCCCAACCCTGGATACCAGAGTTAACACTGGTAGAACCAGTGCTATCGAGAAGCATCTCATCTATTACCTCAAGCCATTGATACAGTGTCATTGTTTTATACCTCTTGATGCTTGGTTGATTGCATCCATTGACCACCGGATTCCGGTAGCCAGTAGGGCAATCAAACATCATACCTATCAACTATGTCTGCTCGAAATGCCTGGTGGTATTCAAAAGCACGCCTTGCAAGACGTACAAGGTCTACCGTTGTACCTGTAAGGTCAGATAGCAGGGTTGGACGGCGATACTTTGGATGGAAGGTATGCTTTACCGAGGGAAGGTCCCTGGCGTTCCAACCAAACGACATTGCAGCCCTTAATAGGGCCTCTGTTGCTTCTTCTAATCTTTCTTTTGGTGTCATTGTATTATCTCCCGATGCTTCATTGCATCCAATGGATGCCCACATAGTGGGCAACCAGTGGGACAATCAAGCCCTAACCATAGTAGACAGCTTGATAGAACCATAAGAGATATCCACAAGCTCCTCCAATGAAAGGGTATATCCATCACCATTGGGAAAGATAGCGATTATGCTGGTTGCCTCGTCGCTATCGGCCCATGCCAATAGCGCAGCATTTGCTGCAGGCTTCCAATCTATACGATACCAAGTAGTGGTAACTGAATACCCATGATGGTCGCCGTCGTATCGCATTTGTACTTTATGTTCTTCAGAACAAGTAGCATCATGGATAGAGAATGGAATGTTTTGGTTCAAACATTTCTGCTTATATGTAATGCGGATGCTTGCTGTCATCGTTTCATCTCTGGTGGTAGGTTTCCCCGTCCCAACAGGAACGGTGGACCACCATTGTACCACACAATCCGTGGCTCCTGTCAAGCACGGCGTTGAACCTGGGTTTTTCGCCGGTCACGACGAAGATGGGCCGCTCCAGAACATACCGAAGCGGCCCATATATACTATAGAATAGTATCTATCCTATGTATGTATACCCCAGTACTGCTTAACAAGTGATACTGTTAATGGATTATTAGGTCCACCATGCCATATCAATCCACCACCCATAGCTGCGCTATATGTATTGGTTTCCTTGTTTAACTTCTGCCAAGATATACCAAAGGACATGTCTGCAAAGTCATGGAACAGCCATACCTTGTATCGCCTACGGTTATCCTCATCGGATACCGCGCCGCCATACCCATTGAGGTACTCAAGCCTCTCGTATAGCTCTTCAATAATCTTACATCTGACTTCAATATCACTGACGTTTCTAATGAATTCAGAGATGTCTTCTAAGTGCTGCATTGCAGTATCATCAAAGACAATCTCCGGGAACATACGAACGAACGACACCGCGCATAGCTGTGTCCAACAATCGTGGGGATGGTCACTGTGGAATGACTCTTGGCAGTGAGTACAAAGGATGTAGTTGTTTGGTACTTCTCTCATTGTTTTATCCTATTCCATAGTTTGGTGTACCAAGGGGTACTCATTTCAATAATCAAATCTTCTAACAGTCTGACTCGAAAGCTTAGACTGTGAATCTTTCTACCATGCGCCTCATTTCCTTTCTTCTTACCTTTGTACCATTCGCGATACTCCGCTACTTGTGTAGCTATAAGCTCTCTTCTCATTGTTTTATCCTATTAGTCTCTCAATATGAGAGCATCGTTTCTGTTTGTGGTTGTTGGTAGAACCCTCGCTTGTGATAGTCCTCTGTTGCCTTTTCAAGGGCTTTACTGTCGCGCTCTGGATGGAAGTAGTGGCCCCAACCAAAGCCTTCTGACTTTGTATTGGCCAACCATGTGACAAACTCACCGCGCCACTTGACCAATACAATAAACAAATAGTAATCATCTTTATGATCACTATATTTCTTCATGTTCAGTAGCTCGGCACTCTTGTTGCCTGCCATCTCTTTTACTATATCTTCTTGTGTCTTTTCTTCTGGCATCTTTAGGCTCCTGCCTCGTGAATGATAATAAAAATAACTACGAATAGTATCCATAGTTGACATATTGTTTCGCACTGTGGTTGTTCATACATAATGTAAAGGGGGTACCTGGCATACACCAGGCACCCCACTTCAACTATGCTTGAGCTACTTTGACAAGCTGCGGTACCAGCATTCCGGCCCGCCTTTCAAAGACATCCCGTTGGATATCATTGAGAGTATGCTCATGCGCTGCCCTTGTGACAGCGTTCACAAGGCTATCAAGGGTATCACCCCCACCTTGGTTCTTAAGGCTACTCAAGAGCCACTCAAGGTGTACATCCTTAGCGATGTCCTTGCCGAGCTTACCTTCAAGAACCATGAAAGACAAAGCCTCGTCCACAGTAGAGAACCTCTGTCCAAAGAGCTTGACGCTATTGATATCGGTCTCACCAAGAATACCCCACTCATCGGCGAAGTGAGCAAAGACTTCCTGGCTTTCTTCTGTCATCTCATTGAAGCGATTAACAACATTATCCATACCACCCTTGTGGACAATCTTAAATCCACGAGCCTTGGCAATGGCAATGATTATCATATTCAAGCACTGGTTCCACCAAGCCTGCGGGTCACTGATAAGAGCACCACCAGCAGCATCATTGCTCTTGGTCCTGAAGCCTACCTGGAATACATCTCCAGCAGCAAAGTCTACAATGTCTGAAGGAGCATGGTAGGTAGCATCAATAGAAAGAGATGTATTTACTGCATCGTATACAATCTCTCCCCGATATCCCTTGCCACCAAGCGCCTTGCCTACCGCTTCAACAACCTTGTCACCATCAAACTGGGAGTACTTCTCTGTGACAGCAGCAAAGATACTGCGATGGTCACCAACCTGCCTCGTTCGAAGCATTAGGTTCCCAACAGCACCGGCAATATCCTTATTGAAGTTGTATGCCCTACGGTCAGGCTCCATTTGCATTAGGTATTGGGCAGCCCGAGGGAACAAAGAGTCTTTCTCGGTACTACCATACTGATCATCATAGTCTTCATATAGACCAACGCTTCCTCGAGACCTTGCAAGCAACGTGGTGAATCCCTGCTCTTCAAGCATAAACTTTTGTCCAGACTCAACAACAAGCCAACCATCGTCATCCATGCGGAGCTTCCCAGCACCTACCAAATGATCCTCTCTCTCTTCTTTATTGAACACTTCAATAAACTCTTCACCAGCATCTTCAATAAGCGGCTTGCTGTCCCACTCATTCTTACTTGTCTTGAGGTTGTCATACCCAGCACCTATGACGGTAGTGCCACGCTCATAGCCAGCGGTGGTGCTATTCGGAATCCCACCAACCACAATGTTACTTCCTGGAGGAGAGATACCAATGCTCATGAGCATATCAATGTGCCTATCCTGCCTATCCCTTGCCTCTTGACTGAAGGTACCAGCATCCACGGTCCTTGGGCCACCATTAGAAACAACAGGCTTAGTCTTTTCTGGATCAATACTAATGGTCCCGGAATCTTTCCAGTCACCATCAGTTGGACCAGACTGGCCAACGTCAGTAAAGAAGTCATCTAAGTCATCATCAGATGGATCATCTTCTTGAGTGTTTGCTGCTTCAGCAAGGGCAGCGTCGGGGTCACTTTGAATGTATTCCATATCAAAAGAAAAAGAATCCAAGCTATATGGTTTCTCACCATAGCCGTCGTCGCTACTAAGCCAGTCCACAATCTGATTAAAGAAACCTAAATCTTTATACCAAGATATATGATTGCTTGAGATTGTACGTGGAGGCATATCATCTGTGATACTTTCGGGACTGATTGGGGTAACCAATGCACACTCGTCGTCATCATATCCAACGATACATGCCACTACACGATTCTTCTCTTTTGACAGCATTTGATCTAATTCCTTTATAATCTTTCCTTTACATCCATCATCTGCATACCTTTTCATTGCGTCATCCGGGTCTAAGCCGGAGTAAACGACACCAGATGGACTCTTATAAGATACAGTCATTGTATTTCCTTGTTGTTTATTGATGCTGACTGATTCACCAACCGACCACCGGCTGGATTCTATTATTATAGCACGGCCCCCCCGGTAGTTGTCAAGCTCTCGAGGAAACCGGTGCTTTAACCTGCACTTTAGGCTGGGGCGGGTGGATTCGAACCACCATTTTCTGGGTAACAACCAGACGGGTTGCCTATTAAACCCTACACCCCAGTACCATTAAGCACATAGATTAGCTTTAAATACTAATCTTCTTCCTTTCTCTTGTCTTAAATCTTTAATAGATTTATATACATCTACCTCTCTTATTCTAATAAGACACTGTTCATATGTATCATATACAAATGATGAACCATCGTTCTCTACTATGAACTCATACTCAATCATGTCATCTCTATTGATAATAATATAGTGCCTCGTTACTTCCCTACGCGCTTCCGAAACGCGCGCCTCCTCATTCACATTCTTTTGGGTCATGGCAAATACCGCACGCGCCGCATTTTGTACAAGGTTTCTCCACTTCATTATCTACGCGCCTAAGTTTATCGCATGCGTCACAAGTATATAAGAATGCTTTGTCGTATGGCTTCAGTTCACCCATCACTCACCTCGCAATCGAGTTCACGCAGCCAAGCCTCGGCTCTGGTCCACCAAGACCTCGCTTCTTTAATGCCTCTTAGGTCTCCTATACCTGCGTTATCTGCCTCGGCCTCAAGCCCACTGACAACCTCTTCTCCCTCTCTCAAGAGATCGAGAAGGCCAGGCAATGCTGCGATCTTGCGAGCAGTTGCTTCATCCATCACTCACCTCCGTTTCGCATTGAAAACTCTAGGTCGGATACGGTTGCCAGGGCTTCACGCTCCTCTTGCCTCCTTACCATGGTCTTAATTCCATCTAGATGTTCTTTGGTTCTTGCTACCTTCTCCACATGCTGAAGAAACCTTGACCTATTGAACCGGCCATTGGATTCAGCAAGATGCTCACACATCTTATCTATAATGATTCTTCTTTCTTCTGGATTGGAGATTAATCCAAGTACATCTGCAATAGCTATGAAGTCTTTTCTTGTCATTGTAGTATTCCTTTTATAGTAAAGCTGGGTACGGATTGGCTGCTGCCCACATGGAAATGTGTACGGAGAAGCAACAACCAATCCGCCCCAGGGATTTGTTCTAGCTGTTGTCTTCAATAAGACCGTCGGCCACCAGACCACGCACAACATAGTACGCAACCTGACCATTCATGGAACGCATCTGGCTATTAGATGCCCTTCGCACTCCATCCTTAATCTCGGGGCTAAGCTTCACCAGCACAGACTGGGGAGACCCGGCACCATTAGACACCTTGGTTGTCTTGGTGCTCTTCTTACGACGAGGCTTGCGTACAACCTCAACCTCTGTTTCAGTAGGCATACTCACTCCACTATTGTTTGTTGCTTTATCGCTACCGGACCACCACTGGCCGGACCCATATCTTAGCAAAACCGCTACAGCCTGTCAAGCGATTCGCTATTGTTCCGCTTCAACCTCGCTTTCTGCCTGGTCACGAAACGCATCAACTTCGGCCCCAGTTAGGCCAGCATCTGATAGCACTTTATCCATTAACACACCAGCAGACGACTCAAACTGTACCCCTTTATCAAACGCATCGTTAAGCATCCTTACATGTTGTGCCCTAAACATTCTTTCTATTGAGCCAACCATCCTCCAATTACATAAGTATCCTTGGTTCCACCACTGTGGACATAGGCGCGCAAGCATAGATGCTGAGTGTTGATAGATACTTAATGCTACTTCTTGAGATATGATTGGTACTTTATTCTCAAGTAAAGAAGCAAGCTCTATTAGCTGTGCTGCCTTCTCTGCATCAAGAGCAAGAACAAGAGAAGATAATACAGCATGTCTAATGGTTGGGCACCTTGGGCTTAGTAAGTCAGACGCGCGCCACTCCTCATAGACACCATGGGCAAAGTCTTCATGTGTCTTGTCATAGCCAAGAGAGGCGGCATCAAGGATTCTTTCATCAACTAACGCGCGCAGGATTGACCAGTATCTTCTAGTAGATTCCTTATAGATCTTTCCAACTCTGTTTGGAGTAATCCTATCAAGTACGGCACGCGCGCAGGCGTCCGCCCACTCCGTTATCTCCGCGCTGTCCGCGCACGAGCGTGGCGTTTCAAAATAGTTTGGCATCACTATGCGCTCATGCCACCAGAGCTTCCCATTCCTTAGCCAACAGAAGTATGGGTTGTATCCAACCACGCAAAGGAACTGATCCCCAACACCAACCCTTACTGGACCAGCACAGAACACTGGAAACTTCATGGTGTAAGTTCTTTCTGTTGTGCCCCTCTTGGTTTGGCTTGAATAGAACCACCCAACCTGCCTTCCTGTATACGGCTCCCTCTTGCCGTCTTCTATTCCTTTGAACACTTCAACAGTTCCATGTGGAATGTCATAGGTAGGTGTGGTCTGCTTTTTAAACGCGCTTTTCTTTCGATCAGCCATTGGCAGCATCCATCAAAGACACATACTCTTCTGATGTTAGTTCTAAAACGTCCCTAATCTTTCCCATAGTTTGCCTACTCGGAAGCCTAAACCCACACTCGTAATGACTGATCACTGGCTTAGAAACACTAATAAGCTTCCCAAGGGCCTGTTGCGTCAAGCCAGAGCGGTGCCTGAAGCCTCGCAGCAGACCACCAAAACCAAGTTTCCCCCTGTGGTTTTCGCTGGACAACGCACACTCCGGTTGACAGGACTACAGCCCGGATGCTATCATGCGGCTAACCGATGGGCAAGTCGTCGGGAAAGAAAATCATAAGGAGAAACAGTGAAACCAGGTGATGTGGTTGGGCTGCACCCAACTGAGATTGAACGTATTGTACTAGGAAGTTTATTATTATCTTCCGGCAGATATCTAGATGAAGTTGGTGATGTTCTAAGAGAGTATCACTTCTATTCTAGTCAACATAAAGAGATATATAAGTGGATATATACTCAGTATTCTAATAATGAACCAGCAGATTGTGCTATATTAGTTAACTCTTTTGGTTCAGATGGTCATAATAAGTATGGTGATATAGCATATATATCTAGACTAGGTGATAATGCTGTAGATAAATACTCTTTAAGTTCATATGTAGATAAGTTAGTTAACTCATATAAACTAAGAACTCTTCAAGATACTATAAAGAACATAGGCTCTAAGTTAACTAAACTAGAAGATACTCCTAGTGAGATTCTTAAACTAGCTGAGTCTAGCATACTAGACATAACTTCCTCTGATGGTTCAACTTCTACCATCATCTCTCTTGCAGATGCTTGCAAGGAGAGGAAGACTAGGTGGGGAAAGATCCTAGCTGGAGATGACACTGAGTACGTTCCAACTGGGTTTGGAAGCATTGATAGGCACTACCATGGCTGGCCAAGGGGCTACATGACTGTGATTGGTGGGAGGCCAGAGGTAGGCAAGACAATGTTCCTTGTATCTGGCGTTCTTAGGGCAGCAGAGACAAGCATCCCACAAGGAATCCTGTCTATTGAAATGCCAAGGTCAAGGCTTGTTGATCGCATGGCTACTATCAAGGCTGGCATGTCAGTAAACCAGCTTCATGGTGGTGATGAAGAGTCAATGGATGTGCTGTCAGAAGCAACCGACAGCCTAAGCTCACTGCCTATTTATATTGATGATAGTTCTGTAGATGCCCTTGCTGTTGAAAGCTCAATCAGAAGGATGGTTAGGCAGCATGGCTGCAAGGTTGTGTGGGTAGACTACCTTCAGCTAATCAAGGCACCAAAGAAGCACCGTGGTGGCAACAGAACCTGGGAAGTAGATGACATCAGTGAGATGCTTCGTATGGTTGCAAAGAAAGAAAACATTGCAGTCATAAGCCTCATTCAGTTGAACAGATCTGTAGAGGACTCGGTTGTGAACCGGCGCTCTGGCGTCCCAATGCAGCACCACTTCCGTGGTAGCGACAAGCCACTGCATGATGCTGCCCTAGCCTTTGGTCTCTATAGACCCTTCATGTACAAGGCTCCAAAGAAGCCAACCTCAAAGAAGAAGTATACAAATGAAGAGCTATCGGACATGCATCAACCGTTTGAGTTGGTCTCTCTAAAGAGCAGGGACCACTCAAAGAAAGACGTTGTGTTTTGGTCTAGACTTAAGGTGCAAAGAATTCATGATGATCATGACGAGGGCTTCTCTCCTCCTGACTGGGGCTTTAATGACCCACGCCACGATGGGACTATGTCTAAATCATCTAGTGATAATGGAGTACAGGAGGCGTACAACCTGTAGCGCCTCGGTTTGTTGGTCAGTCGTCGGCTCGATTCTTGAGGTTCAACCTCGGGTTTCTCGTCTTGGCTTGACACGAAAGTTAACCTCGTGATAGGGTTCGTCCAGTGGCGACAGGAAAGTTCAAGCGGCTACAGCCTGAGTTGCCACCCAAAGAATGGTGGTTTCGTCTACGGTTAATGGCAGAAGCAAGGGGCATAACCCTTGTGGAGTTATCCAATGAAGTAGGAGTTCATCTACAAACATTAAAAGCATATAAGAAAGCAAAGAGAATACCATCCGCAAGCTTAAACCTAAGGTTAATGATGGCTTTAGGTATAACCTGGTCGCTATTCACAGCAGATAGGCCTGCATTTATAGCGGTCATAAAGAGAATGAAACTAGAAAGGATATAAAATGAAGATCACAGATAAGAACTGGAAGAAGACTCACGAGGATCTTACCCGACCCTTTGGGGATGCTGACGTTTACTGGCGTGTAGAGCGCGCCTTCGGTAGGAAGGCAATGGTCCTATGCTACCTCGACGCCAGAGCCCTTCAGAACCGCTTAGACGACGTTCTTGGGGCAGAGTCTTGGACCTGCACATACAGGGAAACAAGTAGTGGTAAGAACATCTGCACTCTGTCCATCAAGATCAATGGTGAATGGATTCCAAAGGAAGATGGTGCTGGCGACACTCAGTTTGAAGCTGCCAAGGGTGGTATCTCTGGTGCGCTCAAGCGTGCTGGTGTTGCTTGGGGCATTGGCCGCCACCTCTATGATCTTGGAAACACATGGGTAGATCTCCAAGAGGAGAAGCTACGGGTAGAAGACAGGTACAAGATTACCCATAAGGACAAGGAAACCAGGAAGTACCTGTTTGCTAAGGCCCCGAGCGTTGAGTTTCTTCAATCACACTTGTTCCCAGATGGGCCAAAGTACGCAAGGATTGGTCCCAAGGTTGTGGATAAAGAAGAAGAAAAGAA